CCATTCGATGAGGATGCGTTTTCCAGTGGCAGCGGTGCAGGCAGCATCAAGGTTGACGACACAGTTGTTGGCCTCAAGGTGTTTCGTGATGGTTTGTTCATATTCTGTGAAAACCGCATATTTAAATTGACAGGCAGTTCCCTGAGTGACTTTGCTGTTCAGCCTGTAACAAGAGACATCGGATGTATCAATGGCAAGACTATTCAGGAATTTGCTGGTGATCTTTTGTTTCTTGGGCCTGACGGCTTGCGTACGGTTGCAGGTACAGCAAACATCGGTGACGTGGAACTGGGCACCATAAGTTCGAATGTTCAATCACTATTTGACGAAAACATATCAGAAGCAAATGTATTCGACTCTATAATTATTCCGGAGAAAACACAGTACAGACTATTTTTCAGTAAGGCCGGAGACTCAGAGGGACGAACAGAGGGACTTATCTGTGTCCTCAAAAATCAACAGGGTGGCAACAAGGGCTACGAGTTTTCTACGCTCAAGGGTATCAAGCCTTCGTGTACAGATACTTTTATCGATGCAGGAGACATCATCGTTTTGCACGGCGGATTTGATGGGTACATATACAGGCAGGAAGAGGGCACTACGTTTGACGGTGCAGCTATTCTAGGCAAGTACCGCAGTCCCGACCTGACTATGAATGACCCCGGCATCCGCAAGCATATGCAGAGGATCATTGTAAACTACAAACCTGAATCTACAATCGATGCTGACATGTTTGTTCGTTATGACTACGAGTCGGCAGACTCACCCAGACCAGCAGCCTACCCCCTAGACTCCACAGCTATTGCTGGTATCTATGGGACGGCTACATACGGTACGCCTACGTATGGCGGACCCTCTCAGCCGCTGCTGAGACAGCCTGTTGAGGGGTCTGGTTTTGCTGTGGCTTTGCGAGTGAACGACGGTGGCTCTACCCCCGCATACTCGTTAAAGGGTTTTCAGCTAGAGTATCAACTAGGAGCGAGACGCTAAATGGGTGCATCATACACAAGACAGTCATCGTACGCTGATGGAGATGTAATTCAAGCGTCCGATACCAACAACGAATTTGATCAATTACTTGCGGCGTTTGCTGCTAGTTCGGGACATACTCACGACGGCACCGCAGGAGAGGGTGGTCCCGTTACAAAACTCTTGGGCACATCCCTAACACTTGGTGATGGCACGTCCGGCACGGACATTACTGTCACCTTCGACGGCGAGTCGAATGATGGCGTACTCAAGTGGATGGAAGACGAGGACTACTTTGAGTTCTCCGACGACATCTTAATTGCCAGCACAGAGAAGCTGCAGTTCCGCGACACGGCTATCTATATCCACTCAAGTGCAGACGGACAGCTTGACCTCATAGCCGACACAGAGATTCAGATTGCTGCCACTACCGTAGACATCAACGGTAACGTAGACATATCAGGCACCCTGACAATCGGTGGTGCGGGTATCTCTGAGGCAGAACTTGAGATACTCGACGGTGCGACGGTCACCACAACAGAAATAAACATCATGGATGGTGACACATCCGCATCCGCTACGACTGTAGTCGATGCTGACCGTGTCGTGTTCAACGATGCCGGAACTATGAAGCAGGTGGCGGTCACAGACTTAGCCGCCTATTTTGATGACGAAATCACGGCGATGCCAAACCTTGTTACCACTGCAGCTACGACTGTAGGGGCACTCAACTCAGGTTCTATCACGTCCGGCTTCGGCACTATCGACACAGGATCGTCAACGATCACAACGACGGGCCTCATCACAGGTGGCTCTCTCGACATCGACGATGTTGTTATCAACGGCACAACCATCGGTCACACAGACGACACAGACCTGATGACAGTTGCGAGTGGTTTACTCACCGTAGCTGGCGAAGTGTCTATGACTACACTCGACATCGGTGGTACGAACGTAACAGCAACCGCTGCTGAACTTAACTACAGCGACACAGGTGCTTCTGTAGGCACTGTGGTTGCAAGTAAGGTTGTCACAGTTGATGCAAACAAAGACGTAGCCAGTTTCCGTAACATTACACTGACAGGCGAACTAGACGCTGGGTCACTTGATGTATCGGGTGATGCTGATATTGATGGTACGCTTGAGGCTGATGCAATTACCATTGCCGGTGTTACACTAGCCGAAACAATCTCTGATACTGTTGGTGCTATGGTTAGTTCCAACACAGAGACAGGCGTATCTGTTTCGTATGATGACAGTGACAACACCCTCGACTTTGTATTAGGTACAGCACAAACAACAATTGAGTCAGTCAAAAATACCAGCCTTGTGATTGGTAGGGATGATGACAACCTTATCAAGTTTAGCACAGACAATCAAATTATCTTTGAGGTATCTGGCGGCGACAATGTAATCTTTAAGGCTAGTGGTGAGATTGAGGCAAGCAGCCTTGACATTAGCGGTGATGCAGACATCGACGGCACCCTAGAGGCTGATGCGATTACGGTCAACGGCACAGCACTCAACACAGTTATCGCAGGGGTAACAGTGGCGAACGCTACTCTAGCAGCCACCACTACTGTTACGGACAGCACAGCAAACACCAACTTCCCTGTCGTATTCCACGATGAGTCGAACGCACTCTTGGATGATACGGGTGCCCTGCGCTACAACCCAAGCACAGGCGAACTCCTAGTTCCGAAGTTGACTGTAGCGGGTACGACAACCACCGTAGACACGGTGACGATGAATGCAGAGAATGCTATCATCTTTGAGGGTGCTACGGCTGACGCACACGAGACTACACTTACTATCGTAGACCCGACAGCAGACCGTACGATCAACTTGCCCAACCAGTCAGGCACGGTGCCTGTCTTGGCTGCAGCAAGCAACACAGCGATCACGTCTACGCCCGACGAACTGAACATACTCGACGGGGCTACTGTGGTCGTGGGCGAGATCAACGCTCTCGACTTGGGTTCGACAGCAGTCGGCACGGCTATCGCGTCGAAGGCAGTCATACTCGACTCGAACAAGGACTACACAGGTATCCGCAACTTCACCATCACTGGTGAGTTGGATGCCGGTTCACTGGACATCAGCGGAGATGCTGATATCGACGGCACCCTCGAAGCAGACGCTATCACAGTCAACGGTGCCACTCTTAACTCTGTCATCGTTGATGAGGCTACATCCCTTGCAATCGCTCTTGGGTAACCTTGACAATCAACGACTAATCGCGTATAATATATCCGAAGAGGGATAATCAATGGCTAACACGTTTAAAGTTATAACAAGAGATGTTGCTCCTGCTTCATCTGGTACACCGGAAACTTTGTACACAGTGCAGAGTGGCAGTACCGTTGTTGTTCTTGGGCTGACGCTTGCCAATGTACACACATCACAAGTCACTGGAACAGTGCAGCTTGTTAGTACAACAACTCAAACTAGCCAAACCCAAAACACAACAGCGCACATCGTAAAAGACATACCAATACCTGTAGGGTCTACTGTAGAGATTATGGGTGGTAACAAACTCATACTAAATGTTGGAGACATAATAAAGGTTGATGCTTCTGTCGCTGACAAAGTTTCTGTCACTATGAGTTATATGGAGATAACCTAATGGGCGGGTATATAGGCAACTCAGTAGTAGGTGTTGAGCATCCAAGTAAGTCTGCGTTGAATGCCACGACGGGTGATTTTACTGGTGCTGTTGATATAGATGGCTCAATCACATCATCTGCTGGTGCAACAATCACGACTGCCGACAACAATCCACAGTTGACCCTTGAGTCCACAGATGCTGATGCAAACTTTGGCCCCGTACTCAAGATGCACCGTAATTCAAGCAGTCCCGCTGACTCTGACTTTTTAGGAGAGATTCAGTTTCAAGGTGAAAACGATGCCGGTGAAGCAATAACTTATGCACAGATGTTTGGCAGGACTGTCGATGTAAGCGACAGCACAGAAGACGGCAGAATTGCCACAAAAATAATGATTGCCGGAACCGCACAAAATGTTTTGGACATTAAAAGTAATGAAATAGTTATAAACGACGACAGCGTAGACCTAGACTTCCGTGTCGAAGGCAACGGCAATGCTAATGCCCTTTTTGTTCAGGGTTCAGACGATTTTATTGGCATTGGAACTGGCACACCGAAAAAGAAGATACACATCCAAGATACCACATCCGACGGTATAATTCTTCTTGACCGTAACGGCACAACTACAGACCACCAAATCTGCTTTGCCCATAATTATCAAAGTGGAAGTCAATCCGGCGGTAACTATTTTGGGATTGGTGTAGACGGCTCTGAAAACAAACTTGTGTTTGCCTTTGATGCAAACTCACAGGCCAGTTTATCTGCTGATGCCAAGATGGTTCTTGATAGCAGCGGCAATCTAAACATCAATCAGACTTCCAGCACTGGCGGCAAGTTGAACGTCAGCAATGCCAGTGGAACTTGGGCTGTAACGCTTGTTGATGCCGCTGAAAACGCAAACTACGTTGAGTTTCGTGACAGTTCGGGCAATCAACACGGGTATCTTAAGGCAGAAGGTGCCGGTCTAGCGTTAAACGTAGGCTCTGCTGGAGGCATTGATTTTAGCGCAACCAGTAATGTTAGTGGCATGACAAGTGAACTGCTGGATGATTACGAAGAAGGCACTTGGACGCCAACATTTGACACTGGTTATCCTAGTGGCGACCCTGAAGAGGTGGTCTCAAATGCTGCCTACACAAAAATCGGGAATACTGTAGTCGCCGTTGCAAGAATACAGGCAAGAAACGATTCTACTGGTATGCAGTTAGGTGGATTACCTTTCAACAGCAATGGCGACCAATCTGGTGGAACTATTGCACACGATACTCACACAGCTAGAAAAGAAAGAATATTTAATGGCAATGACCATATTAATTGGGAATACAGCAGCACGTCGAGTTCGTTAGCAAATCAGTATTTTATGATTGTTTATAGAACAAATTCATAACCCCACCAGAGGTGAGGGTTGGACAGTCCAAGCCAGAAGGAGATAAAAATGGCACTTACAGAACAAATACTAGAAGACAAGATTGAAGTGGTAGGTGACTACAAAGCCGTACAAGTCAGGACAGCAACCGTTATCAAGCGTGACGACGTTGAGATTAGTCGTAGTTTTCATCGGCATGTATTGCAGCCCAGCACAAAGACTGACGGTTCGTGGGCTGACACAGACATCAGCGGCGAGTCAACAGAAGTGCAAGCTATTTGCAATGCTGTGTGGTCGGACGCTGTGAAGACTGCGTATCAAACAATGATGGACGCACAAGAAGCATAGAGGAACAGGTATGCCATATCTAGGTAGGTCACCGGGAAGCGGAGTACGTTCCCGATTTATATACGCTGCTACGTCTGGGCAAACATCGTTCAGCGGCAACGACAGCAACAGCGTGTCTTTGGCCTACGAAGATACGTTGTACATGGACGTATATCAAAACGGTGTGCTTCTTAAGCCTGTCACTGACTACGCTGCTACGACAGGCACAAGTGTGGTGCTGACTACTGGTGCGACTACGGATGACGTAGTTGAGATGATTGTCTACGATACGTTTGCT